TGACATCCAGATATCCTAGTATTGTTTTTAGAAATGCCATGCGTTAATGTTGTGATCTCCTTCGATAGGGCAGTAAAGTGATGCTCTCGCTCTTCTTCTTTTTTAATTGCCTCCTCTAGTTCCTTATAACCAGATTGCAACTCCTTTGCTTTAGTTTGAGCATCTGCAATTTTATTTATTCTGAAGTCCTCTGCAATATCTTGTTCACAGGTAGGGCAAACAGTATGTTCTGTGAAAAACTTATGCTCTTTTGTAATAGTAGATACTTTATTAGATATTTTTCCTTTAAGATTTCCTAACTCACGTAACTTTTCTGTAGCACCTGTTAACTTTTCTTGATCTTTTGTAAGATCAAATACGTCATTTTCTAAAGCTTCATTTTCAGAAACATAATTATCAGATTCTGTAAAGAGAGTAGTTATTTTTTTCTGATTTTCCTCTATTCTTCCCTTACCCTGTTGCTCTATTTCTTCAATAAAATTAGTTTGCATCTCTACTTTATCATTAAGAGATTCTTTCTTAAGTTCTAATGTTCTTACCTGTTCTTTAAGTTCTCGTATCTTATCTTTGATAAGATTATTCATAGAGGAAAAAATCTTAATATCTAAAAGATCCTCAATAACCTCTCTTCTATTAGATGCAGTCAATTGCATAAAAGGAACAAATGCACTTGAACCAAGAATAACAATCTGAGTAAATGATTTATAATTCATCTTAAGAACATTTTGCTCTAACCACTTCTGTTGATCATTAGCAGATGCAGCTTGATCCATCAAACTACCATCTCTCCATATTTCAAACTTACTTGGTTTAATAGATCTTACTACCTTCCACTCAGTTGGTCCTATAGAAAACTCAACCTCAACTATACAATCCTTTTCATTTACAGTATTAACTAATTGTCCCTTACTAATCTTACGAAATGGTTTATTAAACAAACTAAAGGTAAGAGCATCTAGCACAGTGCTTTTTCCAGCACCATTTGTTCCTACTATTAATGTAGTAGAATTTTTAGAGAATTTAACTTCACTATCAGAGGATAGATTAATTTCTGTGAATTGATTTCCTGTGCTTAGAAAGTTCTTCCACCGTATTTTTTCAAATGTAATCATGTTTAATTGTAGGAGGGACTACGATGTCATCGGGTGTTATAACCACATAGTTATAATCATGAACCTCGCAGGTTTTAATCATAACTTCATCCTCCACCTCAAGAACATGCATTTTTGGACTTTCATTATCTTCGAGCATCATAGCATACCTCATAGCATCATCCTCCTCCTCAAATAAGTAAAGAATGTTTTCCCCTGTATCATCTTGCACTGAGTAAGCACCTTCACTTTCTTTTCCATGTATGGTTAATATAAACATTAGATCAACTCACATGCTTCTTGATAAATGTTTTGTATCATTTTTTGTACTTTAGATTTATCAAGTTTAATTTCTGCTTCTTCAATATATCGATTAAGAACTGAGATAGTATCTTCTGATTCAAATGCTTCAAAATCTGCAGACTCTTGAATTTGAAAATTTTCTACAATTTTTAATTCTGCTACATTAGATGCATATAGTTTATCAATAAATTTTTCAAACTTTGTGGTATCTGATTTTTCTTTTACAATAACCTTTACAATTTTATCTTCTAATTCTCTTGAATCAAATAATTGATAATCAGTATCTCTATAATAAACTAAATGATGTATTCTATATGGATTGTTTATAGGAGTGTGTTCTAGTGTTTCTGTATCAAATAAATGAAATCCACGATTGACATCGTTTACATCATTCCAAAACATTTCATAAGGATTACCTAAGTAATAAATATTTTCTTCATTTGATCGACAGTGATAATGTCCAGAAAATGTTTTTTTAAATTTTTTAAATATATCCCACTTCATTCCATGTTCCATAAAATGACCTGGTGTTGCTCTAAATCCATTCAACTCAAGATGTCCCATGCACACAGGAGCTCTTGACTTATTGATCAAAGCGACACTCATCTCTTCGTTTTCTTTATTGATCCAAGGAACAAGAAGAATATTTAATCCACCAACTTCTATAGAGGTTGTCTCTGAATATATTTTAACATTATCATATTCCCTCAATAAAAGATCTACTGCGTTTATATCATTTGTATTCTTATAGTATGCTGTATGATTACCTACAATAGTATGAACAGTAATGCCCATATCTCTTAAACGATCAAAGTAATTATCCTTTGCCCATGTTAGTGCAGAAAAATTAATACCTGTGCGATTATCAAAGGTATCACCCATATCAATAACCGTAGTGATCCCTTCCTTCTCTAGGAAAGGAAAGAACACGTTATTATAAAACTTCAGAAAATAATCGTGAAAAAGTTTAGAGTTTTTCCGTGCTCCGAAGTGCTGATCAGTTATGATAGCAACTTTCATTAACCACGCAGTTTAGAATGAACGTTATCTTTGATTTGATTATAGTCGGAATAATTAGATCCGTCAATTTGATTATTATCGTCAAATACTTCTTGATAACCAGACTTTTCTATTATCTTATTTTTAATTTCCAACTGACGTTTCTCCCTTTGTATCCTGCGGAGAAATGCATAATGTATAATTTGAGTAAAGTAAGCAAAAGGATTCTTAGATTTTTCAGGATTGAAATTATGTATGTACTGAACACAATTTTCGATTCCATCAGAAATCATATCCTCCTTAAACATGTAATTTACAAAGTTTGGTTTAAAGGATAGATGATTTGCAATCTTCAAGAAACACTCACCTATGTATCTGGGTATGACGGGTTTGGGTTTATCTTGCAATCGTGCTATTTCTATATCTTCTTGATATTTAATTAGTGCAGCAAGAAATTCCTTATTGTTGACATAGTGCTCAGATCTTTTTCTTTTTGCCATAGGTCGGATTATTGCCATAGGTCTTTGTCACTACTATGTAGATATTATAACATTTAAATTATGACTTGACAAGTTTATAAAATCAAGTAGAATACCTTTGTGGAGGTTAAAGAGATATATTAACTACTAGTATTTTCAGGACTATCTAGTTTAAATATTTTTTCTAAATTTCTTTTAGCATCTTTTACATTAGATATATATCCCATTCTTCTATTAAGTTTATGTTGTTGATGCGGTTGTCTTTGGGCATCTTTCAAAAAATGTTGATACATTATAATCATTTCCATATCTGTAGATTCTGATAACGTTATAACATTATTCATATCAATAAGAAACATATCATCTCTAGTGGTCTTTAACCAGGGTTCTACTTTATATCCTACAAGTCCACTTTTATTTTTAATTTCACTAACTGTAACGGGAGTGTGAACAATCAACATAGTTCTATCCTCTTCTTCAGAAGCGGCAACACGAGCGAAGACCTCTTCTCCAGATTTAAGTTTTATCGTTGCATAGAAGTCGTCTTCAATTCCCATTTTTCTTAAGTTGCACTGTGATTATTTCATAGTTAAAATTTTCTTCATTGTAGATTTTAATTCTTTCTATAAAGTGATTTAATGTGTAATTTTTTCTAGAGTTATGAGTACAGTCATCTGATATATCATACAAAGTTGCTTTTACTTTGTTGTTACCCTTTCTAAGTACCCGTCCAATACTTTGGAGATTACGGATCCTCGATTTGGACGGAGAGGCAAAAATAACGTTATGGAGATTTTTAATATTGATACCAGTAGAAAATGTTCCATACGAGGCAACGATGATTGCATTATTCTCCCTTTCAGTTATCTCACGAATTAATTCTCTTTCTTCAGCATCCACTCCACCATGAACAAAAAATACTTTACGATCAACTCGTTTGCTATTATTTATCTTTTCATATAATACTGCACCATGTGCTTCTACTCTACTATAAAGGACAAGTGTATTACCTTTTAAGTCTAGTGTTAAATTAGTTATGAATTTATTTCTTTGTTCATGTGATATTAAATATTCTATCTCATCATTATATACTTCAAATTTTTGAGGAGGATGTTTAAGAACAAGACATTGAATATCTAATTTAGAAAGATGACCTTGTTTCATTAGTTCATCTGTTTTAGTTACCTTATATGACGGACCAAATAAACCCTCTAAGACCCACTTATGCGTCTGTGTACCATCTAATGTACCAGTAAAACCAAATCTATACTTAGCATGGTGAAGTTTTGTCATTATAGATACTAAGGACTTACTTTTAAATAAGTGAGCCTCATCACCGATAACAACGTTATAGTCTTCAAAAAAGGATCTCTCTAGTTTAT